CTTTAGAATGAGGGAAACGAAATGTTCAGAAACTTGTGCAGCATCTAGCCCTGAGGATGTGTAATTCATCACATCATCGCCGGTTGAATCGGGAAAGTGAAAACCATCCTCTTCTACTGAGATAAGGCTTGCTATCTTGTTGACTATTTCACTGGCCAACATGTTAGTTGTTACGGAACCACTCTTTAGAATGAGGGAAACGAAATGTTCAGAAACTTGTGCAGCATCTAGCCCTGAGGATGTGTAATTCATCACATCCTTTCCAGTTGAATCGGAAAAATGAAAACCACCTTCTTCGACAGATGTCACCATCCCGGCAAGAAGTCCGAAAAAAGTCTTCAATGTTTTACTCTCGCCAATCAATTGCTGGATGACGCTAACCATCTGGTTAAACTCTTTCGCCGACAAACGTCCTTGGGAGTTCTTACCTTCATTCTCAACTTTAGTGCCTATATTCAGTTCCATAGTTTATTCTCCAAATATTAAAGAAAACGCATAAGGGAATCCCTTACTTTCCTGTTCAACCTTTCCGCCTGGAGCGGAAAGCGCGTGCATTATCAAGTTCGTTTCAAGCATACTTGTATCAGCCATATCACTTTCAATACGGCTGATACGCGCATAAGTAGTATTACCTTGCTCATCCGTTGTACGGCTCAAGACAAACTTGATATATCCCATTAGTTACAATTCAACTGATTAATAATCTCACGTTTCACAGCCGCGATAAGCCGCGAGTTCTTCACTACAAGTTCAAGAGCCTTGCAGTAGCGTTCCGGAACTTCCACTGCATCTTCCGAATAGTAGATAGTTTTTGCTAAGTCTTCAAACCCAATATCCAGAAGGATGCTGCCGTTGTACATCATTTCATTGCCGACTGTTTCGGCTGCATCAAAAGTTTGCTTTCCACCTTCGAATGAAGTCTGAGCTTCGATTTGTCTAAAATTGATTTTCATATTCTTATAAATTATGTTGCTGAATAACTTTTCGTTAAAACCCCGTTATAATAAAATTTAATTCCATCCGGAGATATTTCCACGGACTTCGGGGGAGCCTCCATGTCTTGTGAAGTAATAAATATATGTTCATATCCAATACTTATCTTCGATTTTATACCGCGAACATTTCCCTTTAATACCATTACGCCTCCCCATGTGTTACTTACAAATTCTGCTCTAAGGTTTAATAAAGCTCCTAACGATTCATTTTTTCCTATTTCAATTTCGCGAGGAGTAATACTCGTAGATAGCACATATTCCCCATCGGTAAACTGCGCTGATAATTCCGAAAATGTACCACTGACACCACTCAATGTTCCATTGAATACACCATTAGTGGCGGTAATCTTATTTAGCGTCAGGTTGCCCTCAGTATCCACCACAAACGTATCATTCGCAACAATATTACCATTGAACCGAATCTGGTCAGCATTTATGACCGCATTACTTTGAAAACTCTTATCCGGAAGCTGTGTCACGAACAAATCTATATAGGCTTTCCTCACATAACCATTATTGTCAGCCAAACTTGAAAACATCTCTGTTAAGCCATCCTTTGTGATAATACCGGACATCTTTGTCATGTCTACATGCCCATCTTTATCATACACGATTTCCTTTCCGTACAATGCCGAAAAGTCTGCTGTGGTTATTAATCCGGAGGTATTGATATTAGTGATTTTTTCACCAGATGCATCAAAATGTATTCCTTGAGCCAATAAGGTTAGAGATTCCTTCGTCGCCTGAATGACTGTCGTATTCTCAGTTGCCGCACTCTTAGCACCCTGTGCAATACCCAATGCTTCCGCTGCTGATTTAGCTGCATTAGAAGCATCATTTATACCCTGTTGCGCAAGGTCTTTTGCCTTTTTTATTCCCTCATTAGAGTCGGTTACGGCTATTACAATCTGATCGCCCAAGTTCTCAAGATAAGCCGTCGTGGCACTCGATGAAGGCCCCCAATGAGAAATACTGAATGCCGCTCCCTTAGCCTTAGCCGTCTTGCAGACAAGAGAATCATTCTTATAAATGGTGGTACCATCGTTATAGGTGGCATTTACCCAGAGATCACCGATATCATATTCCGAATCTTTTGTCGGTTGCTCCACAAATACCCGGCGTTTCCCGTCGGCTGTATCCTGGGCCTTGGCCGCATCTTCCAGAGCCTTCAACGTCAGGTGGTCAGTAATTTCATTCCAGGTGCCTGATTCAAACCGATATCCCTTACCGGTAAGACGGTTATAAAACATATCCTGGTCATGCATAGCCTTTAACTCAGGTGTATTCCATTCCGAAGCCGGTATATTACTTAGCGTCGGAACATAATCAAAAAACCACAAGGTATATTCCTTATCCGTCTGCTTTTTAACAAGCTCAATACGATCTTGCATGTCCTCCAATACCGTATCAATGTCCTTGCCTGTTGCTATGGAGATAAGTTTCGCCTTGATGATACTTTCTTCAGGGTTCAGGTCAATATTAGGCTGCGGCAGATGATAATCGCTGATTCCTTCGTATACTCGTATATAAGGGCCTCCGGTGGTTATGGCATCACTACAGATGGCGCCCTGTCTACTTTTGTCAGACTTGTTGCCCAGGTGTACAATCTCGTCACCGGCCAGAGGGGCATCACTACCAGCACCACAATTGGACTTGCTCAAATCAATATAATCCGTTCCTACGCCTACTACAAGTCTCCAATAGTAGTGATTTCCTAATACTCCTCCGACTTTTTTGTCAAGATTGAACGTTTCACAAATAGCCCGGTCATCCGTCTGGAATAAACATTTCACTTCACGGCCGTCCGCGTCTATCGACTTGAAATGGCATCGGTATGCAGAACCAATATCTTCCACCGATGTACAATAGATTCCGCCCCCTGGCGTTACCCACTGCTTACCGCCCACATAGTAAGAGCGTTGTACCTGTATCTCGTCGGCTGTCAACTTGCGGCGAACGTTCACAAAGTCAATATCCAGATGGTAAATTCCGGCTTCATCTTTATAGATGCCGAAGCCGGTGGAACCCTTTGCAAAATTTTGAGACACTATATCACGTAGCAGGGTAATTTCTTCAAGCGTAGCCATTCCTTTAACGTTAATTCCCTCGAGGAAGGTCATCAGCTTCTCAACCGTCTCAGCCACATCCCGAAGGAGATATCGCTTATCGAGCGTTGAAGTACCGCCAAGCTCATCCAGTTTGCAATGGTAGATTTCATTGGCACTTTCGTCAGGCATTTCCGGGTCTACCTTGAGAATGTACGCCTTTCCTTCTGTTGCTATTATCTGCCCCGGATATGGCACATCTTCGCCCTTGACATTTGCAGCGTACACCTTTGCGTTTTCGTATGAATCTATTGCACTGGACGAATCCAGAGGTTTCGGATTTGTTCTTTTAACTGACCCTGTATATGGGCTTCCAGTATTGATTATTCCTGCCATATCAAGATATTATTATAGTTCCGTTATTAGTCACATCGTTCACAATTGCCGCCTTTACATACCACACATTGTATTTCTTTGCCAGGCTCCCATTTGCACCATTTACCAGCACAGAATCAGCCATTTTCAACGTGCCATCTCCCGGTATTAAATCGGCAAGATATCCTTCTATCTTAACCCTCGAAAGATTCGCACCTTCCGGGAAACAGATTGCAAGGAGCTTCCAATCTGTAGCATCAAATATGTAATTTCCCGCACCTGTGTAAAAGCCACTATATTTCAGTGCCCTCACCTGCGCGCTCGTTGTCGGGATAGTATCAGCCACCCCCGCAAACCATTTACGACGCACATTCACACTGACAGTATTATTTAATATCGTTTCCGGTATTGTACCGTCTTCACTCTCAGCATATACAACTGTAGCCTTATAAGATTCTGCCTCTGTATATGTACCCGATAAAGTGCGTACAGCAGTCTGCACGCCGTTCACTACCGTGGAAAATTCAAGCACATTTTTTTCGTCATTTTCAAGAAACGCCTTGGTCATTTCCCCACTGCCATTACGGGTAGCAGTGTAGGTTAATTTCCCCTTCGCTGTGCCATATTCTACCTCGTTTCCAGTGGAAAGCTTTCCTGCAAGCGTAGGCAGTACAGGTTTAAAAAGCAACGCCTTTACAACCTGAGTAAGTGTCATCCCTTTTTGCAATTTTTGCCCATTTTCTATATGACCCGTTTTATTAGCATTCGACAAAACATCTTCCGTAAGAAAAGCTCCACCGCCCGCGCCACCATCAACAAGTTCCTCAAAGTTCTTTGCTATTTTTTCAAAGTTCCTCTTCCATTTCAGGCGTACATCTTTTCCATTATCGTTCGCCCCATTCCAGGGAACTATGTTTTCAAATTCATTATCCATAGTTATTTCAGTTTCAGTTCATGGCCGTTAAACTCCAACAACAGAGGTTGCCAGCACATTCCATATTCCATTGTATCCAGGTCGATAAAATTCAGCATATAGTCCGCAAAGCGGTTATTCTCTTTCCGGCTTTGTTTGCGAAGACGAGCACGCTCTATCTTCACAATGCCACCACTCTTCCGGCGTTCGTAGCTGTAGCTCATGAACGCGAAGGAAAAGCTCTCTCCGCGTTCACTACACCGTCTCATTTCATTTATAGCCTCGTATACTTCCATGTTGCAAAGGTATTATTCAGGTCACTTTTCAAAAAGGACATCTCAACGGCTCACATTCTTTTCCAGCTGTTCTACTCTCTTGATACTATCACGCATTTTACGAGCATCAACAATTAATTCTTTATTACAAATAACCTGTAACAGCCGATTGTTTTCTTTTATCAATTCAATGAGCTGAGTCCGTAGCTCCGGTGTAAGTCCGGAAGACGAAATATCAGACGCAGCAAAAGAAGTACCTGAAGGTTTTTCATCAACAAAGCCGCCTGCATATTTCCCGCTGCGAGTTCTCACCTGCTCAAGTATCTGAGTTGTATTAATCATCCGGATCGTGCCATTTTTCTGAGCCACATCGAACACATCCAGGAACTGGCGAACATGAGGATTAGCCACACTTTCATGATTGGCCACAAACTCATTTTTATGCACCGGTATCACTCCGGCCACATCATCCGAATTACCGCTGCGTGTATAGCCTTCCACATAGTCATCCGAATAACCGCCCTCCTTCAGTCCCTTCGCTTCATCCCGTTGCTGCTTGGCAACGGCTATCTGAGCCGCTCCGCTGGCGATGGCTGCCGCAGCTGCTATCGCTCCCAGTGCCGGGCCAACAATCGGAATCCCCGACATAGCTTTGTAAGATTCCATAGCAGCAACGGCAGTCGTTGCAGTTACCTGAAGAACAGAAGCAGCAAACTGCTTATCGGCATACTTCTTCTTAACCTGATTGATTGCCTCTTCCTTCTCCTCCTCCAGTTTCGTAGTATCCTTGCCCGCTTTCTTGGCTGCTTTGATTTGCTTATCATACTTCCGGGTAACCTTGCTTATCTCTGCATCCTGCAACGCACTGACTACCTGGCTGGCCGCTGCCGCAGCTTGACCTATGACATCCAGTGCAGCCTTAGCCTGCTCCTCACGCAGTTGCTCATGTTCTTCATTGATACGTGTCTTCTCTTCCTCATACTCCTGATAGGTAATGAGGTCCGCATCATACATTGCCTGAAGGATATTGTTTTTTTGCTCAAAATCAGAGGTATTATCAATCGTCTTGTAACCGGATTCCCGTTGCTTTGCCTTACCCTCATTCTTATCCTTGATATCCATGTCCAGCAACTTGTTATCAATGGAAGAAGTATCTTCGCCATAGGCAGCAAGCATATCCCTTCGCTCTTCAAGATACTGCCGCTCTTGTTCCTTCAGTCGCTCCTGATAGTCAGCTTCAGTCTTTATGTCCCCCTCCAGATAAGCCCTCTTGATATCTTGCACCTGCTCTTGATAGTCACCTTCTTGCTGTGCAAGGATATCGCTCTGAGTGTTCTTATTTACCATCTGCGTTGACTGATAGAGCCTGTTCGCTTCAGCAATCATCTTGTCATAAATCTGCCCCTGTATCTGCGACGTATCTTTACCATACTTCTCCAGTAAGGCTTTTCTGCTCAATAGATATGTAGCTTCAGCCTTATATAATTCTTGCTGATATTCATCTTGAGTCAGCTTCTCATTCAGAAATTTCTCTTTAAGGATATTCTGTTGCTCTTGATAGTGCTGCTGTAAAACAGTCTCTTTGGCTTTAAGTTCTTTTTCAAGTGCTTTATCATCACCATTACTGCCACTGTCATTCCCTTTATAATCAGGAGTTATCACCACTTCATCTAATACATTTGCCTTTTTCTTTGCAGCAGGAGTATTGATAAATGGATTCATTTCAGCTTTAACTTTATTGATACGTTTAGCAGCCTTTTCTACAACTTCCACATAATCCTGAATTTGTCCTTGAACCTTTGGGATATCACTCCGATCAGAATAATATTTCTCCAGATTCTTCGTGAGAGCTTTAGCGATATTCTTCGCCGTATTACCAGCAGCAACATTTTTTTCAGTCGCCAATATCATTTTTTGCAAGAAATCATCAATCTGAGATTGGGGCAACGTACCGGCAAGTGCCTCGCGAATATCATTCATCTCATCTACTTTATCAGACAATGTTTCATTCTGGATTTCATCAGTCTTTTCCTGAAGAACTTTTTTTGCCAGATTACGATCCATCTCTGAGTTAACATCACGATACGCCTGTTCTATATCTTTAAGGGAAGAGTATTCATCAAGTAAATACGGAAGATACTGACCATATTTAGTATTAATTTCTTCTATGAGTTCTTTTCGTCTCTGAGTCTTATCCCCGGCGGCTTTCGTTGCCTCAATCAGCGTACGCAGTTGGTTGCGTTCCTTTTCGCTTTGTTCCATGAAAGACTTAACAGCTTTTTCCGCATCTGAGGTGCGGGTCGCAAACTTATATATGGCAATACCGGCACCGACAGCCAATGAGGCAAGCAAACCAAGCAAGTTACCTTTTGAAACTGTATTAAAGCGTTTCATCATGGTTGTTGCCCTCTCTATATTCCCGGATAAAGCATATTTTGCAGCACTAAGCATCAAGGTACCACTCAAAGATGCTTTTCTCGTAATAATGCTTTTCTTCTCCTGTAGCCATTCCAGTGCTTTTGCAACAGTTAACCGCTTTACCCATAGCTCTTGTGCTTTAACAGCGGCTGTGTATGCCGCTACAAGAGCAGTGGCTGTTAGAATAGCTCCCTTATATTCATACAGGACAGATACCAATGCACTCAGTCCCTTCACCGTCAGGCTACCGGTAGTTATCATGTATTTCATTACCGGCTGCAACTTCTCCCCCAGCTCTACCCGCACATCCTTGAAGTTCTTTCTCGCCTTATCCAGTCCTGCCTGAACCGTATTATTCTGGACATTAAATTCATTGATGATACTTGTGCCATCACGGTACGCATCATTAGCCAGTTTCTGTGCATCCCGGATATCATTAATCTTTCCGGCCATGGTACTGATTACACCTGACGCACGTACACCATCCAGTCCCATCTCCTTGAACATAGGCGCCAGCTGATCCAATCCACCTTTCTTATTCAAAGTATCCAGGAACTGAAGTATCGCTTCATTCGCATCATTCTTGATGAGTGAAGAAAATTCTTCCACGCTTTGTCCAGCTATCTTGGCAAACTTAGCCGGTTCCTGATACATCTTCATCATCAATGTCTGGAAAGCAGTAGCCGCCATTTCCTGTTGCTGCATATTCTGATCCAGTACAGAGGCATATCCAAGTATATCCCCTTGAGCTACTTTCGCCTGATTTGCCGCACCTGCAACGCGGGCGGTAAAGGCAACTAAGTACGCTTCAGCTGCGGATGAATTTTGAGCTACCTCATTGATGGCGGAACCAGTGGACAACATTGCCCCTCGGAGTCCCAATTTCTCATCCTCGCCGAACATCTGTGCCAACTTACCGATATTCTTTACCGCATCTTCGCCCAAATCCTCACCCAGTGCCACATTGATTTTATCGGCAGCGTCCACAAACTCCAACACATCTTTTTTGGCGGTGATACCCAGACGTCCGGCATCCCCGGCCAACGCATTCAGTTTTTCTCTCGGAGTCCGGGTATCCATCTGCTTGAATTCTTCATTCAAGCCTTTCACCTCTTCAGCTGTCATTCCGGTATACTTACGCACCTGGCTCTCCGCTTCCTGCATCTCTGCAAACTCATCCACACATTTACGCGCAGTCATTGCCACACCGGTAAGCGAAGCAATGGCGCTCGCACCAATGGCCGCATACTTGTTGAATCCGTCTGCCATTTTTGACAGAGAAAACTTCGTATCACGCGCCTGCACCTCAAGTTCCTTCATCCGCTGTTTGGTCAGCATATAGTCAGCCCGCAACTCTTTCCACTTTTCGGTACCAGGAATAGCATTATCCATCTGAGCTTTCAGGGATCGTGCTCCTTTACGCAGTTCATTGTAACTTAACGATGTCAGTCCTGCTTCCTTACGTAGTCCATAGAGAGACTTATTGAGTTTATCCTGTTGCTTCTCCAGCTCTTTATATGCTGCCGAATCCTTCTTGCCATCAGCTTCCAGCTTCTGCATTTCTTCACGTACTTTCGCAATCTGTTCCCGCGTCTCATCGAACTTCGCTTTCGCTTCCGAATTATCTATCCGGATGGCAACTCTGAAATCATTGATACTTATAGCCATACCTATTGAATTTATATCGCAAAAGTACCCCGCCGACATACCTCGAAAAAGGACATAAAAAAGCCCGGCTATCCATCACGAACCACCGGGCTTAAACTATTGAACAAAAAAAATCAATCATCTAACCAACGCCCATTATCCAGCCACACACCGCCGTCTCTCCATTTGCCATCCGTTAATATCCAGCGGGCATCCGCCTCTGTGTCGCTGATACGTATTGGGTAAAATGTACCCGTCCATGCTCCCTTCCGCCCGGAGATATCCAATGTAAACTCCATATCTTTACAGATATATCGTTTATTACGAATTTCAAACACTGACCGAGTGTCATATACATTCGGATCATGTGTTTGTATTTTGATAGCCTTATCAAAATCAATATCGTACTGCCCTTCATAGAACTGTTTATTCAAAGTTTTCAGAGCTAACGTTGCTCCTATAGTATTAGTTGGCCAATATTTATATGATTGTGTCCAAGTATAAGTATCAGTAAAAGCCAAAGGAAAATCATATCTACCGGAAGTAAGAGGTTCATATTGCACCAATCCAATATAAAAAGCAAGATATAAATTTCCCTGGCTCTCATCCTCGGCAGCCGTCCAGTTTTCAATCTGTTCCAAGACATTAGTAATACTCTCCCCATTTTCATCCACTTTAGTACCACTGCTATCAATAACTGGGATCGTAACCTTGATAGGACGATTTTTATCGTTTCCTACATAGCTATATAAATCGTAAAAAGCCAACTCCACCGGCACCATTCCTAATTCTACATCACTATCCGCATTTTCCCGTTCCAACGGTTTAAATTCATTAATCGGATCAAAGTCGCTCCATCCCTCATTGAATGACCTTCCCCGATAAATGAATTCTTTGTCATTGGCAATATCTGTATATATTACATCTTTTTTTTGATGCCCACTATCTGAAAACCATTTTTGGATACGCGCCATCAGGTCCGTCTCCCCTGCCTCAAAACCCTCCGGTATAACCTCCCTTTTTACCTTTTTTGAAAAATCATCAGGCAAACACCGCAGGCGATAATAAGTGCTGTCCGGCATCTTATATCTAACATTAGCGGAAGCCATCTCATTAACATCTTCCTCACTCTCCTCTATTTCTGCTTCATATACATCTTCTACTTGCAAAACATGTACACTCTTACTCCCAGCATAATAACTTGGTTTAATCATCAATCTTGCTGTACGGTTGCGGTTATCCACAACAAAAACGGCATTGAACATTTTCTCAATTTCTTCAAAGAAATCCTTTACAGTCCATCCAGGAAGAAGCTCATTCCATTTACAAGTTTCTTCAACATGGCAAATAAACAAACTTTTGAAAATAGTGTCTTCAATCTGATTAACCTGGAGATCGTAACCAATAGCCCGCATGACTTCTTTGACAAACGCACATAGAAAAGGCTGTGGAAACCAATAAGAATCGTCAGCCTGCAAAGCATAAGTATCCTCCAGCGTTGGTTTTCCATATGCCCACCGATTAATACAATACCCTGCTGTACGATTTACTACCGGAGCCAAACAATAATCAATATCCGGATATGTTTTCGTGATATGCTCCATATCTCCCCATTCCGGTACAGTTGTTTTCATATCAAGAGAAGATATAAGCAAATCACTTCCGATAAAGTAGTTCAGTTCTGAATTACCACTGGCAACCTGTATTGATACAGTACTTTCTGACCAGCCTGTAATAACTTCCGTACCATTGCAATACACCCGATTATCCGCAACCAGGACAGCCGACCGTTTTGTCTCTAATCTCTGTAAGTTATTCAAGCGATTGATATTCTTATACAGCTCCGCATTAATCGGATTGGTCAACGGCAAGGTGATGTCATACGTGTACTCTCCATTCTTGGTAACAAAAGAATTTTCACGCTTCACCTGCACACTAAAATCTTTCGGCAGCACCACCGAAACCCCATTAATAAACAATTCAGTCATAATCCGTCAGTTTAAGTCCTATACTCAGTCCATTGAACCCACCGAATACGTCATACTCCCATTCCGTATTAATGTCTTCACCACCGGATATCTCTCCACAAACAAAGTCCATGCCTCGAATTTCGTCTTTCAGTATGCACATCACATCCTGCATCCTGGCATAGTGGGTTATCTCAGATTCATCCGTCTCATCACCTGCCGGAACTTTTTCCAGCAGGAAAAGCAGGAGGCGATTATCTTCCTTGTAATTATCTGCATTCCCCTTTGATTCTGCATCCGGAAAGTTTGCACACAGGAAGAATCCGGCCTGATCTCTCAGTTTTTTCGTCAGATGCTTGTCACTGACTGCAAGTATCACGCCGTCTATTTTCATTTCACTCCGCTTGTTGGTCCTGGCTCTCAGTTCTGCCAGTATTTCGCGGTATTTCAGAATATTAATCATACCTGTATCAGATTATTTTGTTCCGGGTCCGCCATGCGGAAACTGAACTCAACAGCCTTCAGCACACTTCTCCGGAGCTCACGTTCATACTTTTGCTTCTCTATCAGGATAGGAAGCCACTCGCCATCCACAAGAACATCCGCCTCCTGAGCATTCAGAAGATTATGCCAGAGTTTATAATCACTCTGAAGCATTATAACCCCGCTGTTCACCGTATATTCATCCGTCACCTTCACTCCGAACTTGCGGTCAATCCCGAACATGGTGGCCGTATCCTCCTCATTATTGCCTTTCAGCGATAATCCCCCAACAGCGGATAATGTCTCCGGCATATCATACACATTCTTATAGCGGAAACACCAGGTATCCAGATACCGGGTCTTATCAATCAGGAACTCATACCTGTTATTATTGCAGTTGACAACATACCGTACCAAATCCAAATTAGGGAACAGCCCCTTTATCCGCTCTGGGCTGACATCCAGAGTCATCGGAGCAACTGTATCTCCGCTGTCTATTCTCAGTAACAAAGCATCAGTATTGCTGCCATCAGAGGCATACCCTGTCACTGTCACTTGTGCGCCCCGCCCCATTACCATGCTGACATACTCCTTGCACCCATCGCGGGTAACTTTTCGATTCACCTCACTCAACCAGCCAGGCGCATCCGCATCCTTCTTCGTCTGCATGCGGCTGAACATCACGAAGCTCTGCCCATCCTGAACACCATTTATCAGAAACGTGAATGTACCCGCAGCATCGGTCTGCCAGCTTGTTTCTCCGGCACACCAGACACCCCACAACGCCAGCTCACAAAACTTCCCCAACTTCCGGACGCGCACCTGGTTGTTCGCATCAGGTACATACTCTTCATCCAATATCGTTTTGCCGCCATACTTCACGGCAAACGTTATTGTAACATCGGTATCAATGAGGTAGTCCCGCATTGTCGCGCAGAACTCTTTCTCCCTCGGTCGCTGCAACACATTCATAACCTGCAATATTTATTGCGCCTGTCATTCTTAGGCAACAGTTCGTATTCCGCCGGTCCGCCATCACGCGCCAGCTTCATTTCATTCACCCAGGTAGTGGCATCATCCGCCATCCATCCGGCTACTCTCTCCACATCTCCCAGCGATGCCGGTTCACTCTCTCCCATTCCGTTCTCCGTCATAAACCTGCGGATCACCCCGCCGGGAATGGCACTCAGTGACAACCGACGTAATGCCATGCTCATGGCCAGCAGTGCCACAGCTTTGCAAGCGGCAAAATGTTCATCCGTTTCCGGTACATCCTTTTCCTTCAGCAAGTCATCCCATCCACTACCGTAAGCACGCTTCACCGTCAACATCTGCGCCTCACGGATGAACGGTACCAACATCAGGTACATCCGTTCGCTCCGCTCGATGGGAAAGTAGCTATCGAACGCTTCACCGTTTCGGATGATAAGCGTCTGAGACAGCTTGTATGAAGCCGTTTCCGTCCACTCCTTCAGCTGCTTTTTATTCAGGTAGCGGATGAGAGCATCCACCGCTTTATAATATTCTTCCAGGTGCAGTGCATCATCCCGATCCAACTGCCACTCCCACGGAAGTTTCTCACTGTTATCTGTTGCCATCTTGAATTTCCGGCCATCATCTTCATGGCTGAGATCATTCTTCCGGTACATCCGCAGCGTAGCAAGGATGGCAACCGGACGCTGCACCTTGCGCACCAGTTCCGCGTCCGCATCTTCTCCGGGTTCAGCATAGTATTTCCCAGCCAACACCATCACATCATCCCCTACCAATGCCGCCAGTTCTTCAGCGGCCAATTCTATCTCACCGGCAATCTTATCGAACTTATTGTTCGCATAATAATTGCCGGTCAGCTCCCGCAGTTCCTGCGCACCCCTGTTCTCCTTGTTGAAAATCATAGCTGCTATTTTTTTAAGTTTCTCATCATTTCATCCGCCCGCTGCTTATCATCGAGCAACTTCATCATGACACGCAACAACTGCGTGTCATCAGTGGCATCCACATTGCCGAAAACACCACTTTCGGCAACCGAATACAGTACGCTGTTCATCCCTAAATTCTGGATAATGCCAGGTTGCGCATCTGCCTCCGGCTTCTTCCGTTCAAAAACAGGTGCAAAGCAAACCTCCACCCCTTCAATGATGAACGTCCCAGTAAACAGGTAATCACAGAAGTAAGCAAACCAGGCATAAATTCCCCATTGAATCCACTCCGGCATATCACGCACCAGCCCCATGTACCGCCCCATATATTGCGGCCGGAACGGTTCACGCAAAGCGCACCCTTTTTCCTTCACCGGCTTCCGGTACAAGATGGCGCACAACGCCCGCAGGTCTGCCGGGTTCTGTCCGGCATTGTATTGATTCATCACGGCAGCCGCCTGGCGGAACTCACCGAATGTCAGGTCAGCACCATGGCTGGCAGGACCTTGCAGGTACCGCCACTTCGGAAGAAGGTTCACCGTACAATCATACGTCAACTGAGCTTCAGTTACCGTAACGCCATCCAGTCCGGTATCTTCACCTATCATCCACATCCAGTCCAGCGTATCAGCCAGACGGTCAACCATCAGCATATCATCCACTCCCCCAAAACGATGTCCCCGGTTCTTCAGCACATACGCACACCAGTCACGCTTCACATCACGAAGACTGATACCGGGTTTCTTCATCATTTTATCCCGGATTTTCAATAAATGGAGCCACTCCAGCGGCTTCACCTCTTCCCAGCATTCAGGAAACTGCACATCCTTCTGTCCCATATTTAATTTTTAATTCTTTAATTATTAATTTGCCCGTCACTACACTTGATTAGTCGAGCGATCAGGCGCCGACACATTATCTTCTTTGTTAATCACCTTCCGGTAAATACCGAGGAAAATCCCCTTCTTATTCGGGAAGTTAATGCGGATGGCATCATTGATGGCCTCCAGCGCGATTTCTTCAGGAATCTGCGTGTCAGCACCGTAGAATATCTTCAGGGCGTAAAGCATCTGGCTACCACTGTCACTCTTCCCGTCTATAATGATATTGGCCAATGCCGGAGACAAGCCGAAACCGGATGTGGTTGAGCTGTCCGCAATACGCGATATCTTCGCCTGAGCTTCAATATACTTGTCTATATTCATCTCTATAGGCTCAATCTTCCAGCTCTGCACATGCCCCAGCTCATCCGTAAAATCCACACACGAAAAGAACTTTCCGGCATTCTTCTGCCCCGCCATCACGTTTGCAATGGTTTTCGTCACTTCATCCCGCAGACGTTCTATATCCTTGTAAACCTGCGCATCCGTCCATTCCTGATTCATCTCCCGTATCTGCTGTTCTTTCTGCGTCCAATACTCCTGCGGACTATGCACCACATACGCCGCCGCAATCATATTCTCATTCAGATGCCGGATAATCTCCGGAAGATTATTCGCATTCTCCAGCCAGGGCACCGACCCGTAAAAACATGATATCGCATACATATTCCGCCCGAAACTGCGCATACAGTGATACTTCACCGCTGTCTCATATTTCGACGGCTGCCACTTATCGAAAGCCGGATACTTCAGGAAGCTACGGCTCCGGTAACTGTCAAAGTCACCGGTCAGATACGCCGTCACGTCTTCCAGGCGTCGGCTGTCATTCTCCGGCCACACCAGCCGACACTCACCGCTATGCAGACACTCCAGCCTGTTCACCCATGGGCGACCAATGCGGACACCTTTTCCCATATAATACTTGGTGAACTGCCCGTTCATGTGCGTATATTCCACCAATGTATCCCGGATATACTTTCGGTAATCCCAGCTATCCAGCCACTCCTGTATCTCATCATCCACCAGCCACTCCTGCACCCGTTCATTCTCCATAATATTCACCCGGTAAAGCAACGGGCCTTGTCCATACAACAGTCCCATTTTCCTGTCCAAGATACCGGGCCCCAGGTTATTTTTCTCCAGCAAATTCCGGATGGCGTTCGGCATATTATTATCAGGCCCCCAGGGCACAACGCGGACACCCGCCACATTCGTCGGATCACCGTCCCAGTTCTGCGAATCGCCATTGAAAAACTGGCTCATCTCCTGGCTCCAGTTCATGTTAATGGCATACTGTCCGGCCACCGTATCAACAAAGTTGAAATGCCCTATTTTCTTTTTGATATCTCCCATAACTATCTATTGATAAATATTCTCGTAGTATTCACAAGAAGCGTCCCGCAGTAGTCTCTCACAATCTCAACCAATTCAGGAATATGCGCCTCGATCACCGGGTTAAACCACGGTTTCGGATTTCGGTTCCATCCGCCTGACTTCTTCGTCAGTATCCGAGTCCCCCCCTGCATGTTGTATCCACGGCCTACCCCCAGGTGCACATAAATTCCCTCAGGCTTGAAAGCGAAGCCTACACTTGTCACCTCTTCTCCGGCAGTAATCGTTTTACCGTAATGCCGGTAATTCTGTTTCAGTGACCCGGACAGCTTCACATCCTTCGTAATCCAATTACTGATGGAAGACCGCAACGCCCCGTCTACCTTGGTACCCCACGCCTGCACCCGCGCATTGAATGCCGCCACAGCCTCTTTATCCTGTTGCCGCTCCCATTGCTGCGTTATACCGGTATCACCTTCAATGATGACATCCAGCGGATACCGTTCCCCGCCCAGCTGGTTAGCTTTGCCTCTCCAGCTGTTCCGGTTCTTCTCCATAGCTAATCTTTCTCCATGTGATCCCATATTGCAAAGGTACCCGAAGCGCTCTCCACGAAAAAGGACATAAAAAATCCCCGATAAGCCAAAGCCTATCGAGGATTTTTCATATTCAAACTAAAAACAAAAATCAAGTAATCTTATTCTTTGAGATATAGATATCTTCACTCATTTCTCCTATTTCCAGAGCTTTAATATCCCTCCAGTTGTAGGACACACGCGTACCGTTCTCCAACCGGATTTCGGTCGGCTGCATTCCCATCTCACTATGTATCTCCTTAGCAACTGCAATGATATTACGCAGTCCATTTGTTCCGAGGTCATAAATTAGCAGATCACTCATCTTTACCTCCTTTCCGGTTATTTAGATACCCATTCAAAAAAGCAGAAAGACGTTCTATCTCATCTATCGACATTTTATCAATACTATCCTGATGCCTATTAAATTCCAAGTTATACTCAACCTGATTATTATCTTCACTTCCAATACTGCTTATCTTGCAGATAACAAACTCATCATTCATAGTTCACCCCCTTCCTGTCGGTTCTCCAAGGCAAAGTGACCCTCTCCAAACGAATAGAATCCTTTCACAACCTTGTAAGACATGGAACATACCGGTTTATAATCATCATTTTCCACCTTGACACTAAACTGGCCAGAACGGCAATCATCACGAAAGCTACTGAACGTAATCTCCTTTACCTTCGGATATTTGCCATTCAGTTCCTTCACCTTCGCCTCCAGTTCGCATTTAAGCGCATCCAGGGCACAATCATCACAAACGAAATACCTATCAAATTGTTCTATGAACTCGTTCATCTCCTTACCCTTCTGGTTTACATTGCAATACGTCTGCACATGATTTATGAAGAACATCATTTTGCACCTCCTTTCCGACACTTTTTTGCCTTATAAACACACAATGCGGTAACAGCGAATAGGGGAGGAAAGATAAACCCGATACAAGTAGCGAGAATCGCACCGAAATACCAGCGGTCAGAAGCACTGCGAAGCTCGCAGTCAGGCGCCATGCTACGGTAGTAGCGGCGTTGCAGGTCATTAACTTGCTCAGTAAGAGTGTTGACAGATTCGCCCACGGCAGGAATGCCGGAAGCAGGCACGTTGAGAGTGCCGGATACTTGATTTTTCATAACTGTAATTGTTTAGCATTTCGGCAATTATAGGACACAAGAACGGCCGCCGTTTCCCATGTCGCTAAACAATTACAGATTTTCGCCCGAGAGCAAAATTGTACGGGAAAGGCAGCCGCCATTTTATATAGACCATTTTCCTGACGTCAGGAAAATGATATGCATGGGCATAAAAAAAGCCCTCGAATTTCGTGAGCATTAACCGAAGCTCGCGGTACGAACAATATCCGTAATTGTTTAGCACTGCAAATATGGGGATAATATTTGGAAGTGCAAAAAGAAAACAAAGTATTCTTTCAACTATTCATCCAAATACCTCAAAACTGTATCTTTCAGTTCTTCAGAATATTGCTTAATATCATCAAGTGAGTTTATTTGTTTTTTAGAAACCGACTTGTCTCTTTCCATTATACCTATATACATTTTATATATATTATTTAAATAGAGCTTACATATAGGTTTTCTCATATTACTATCCAAGTTCACAGAAAACAAGGATTTTGCATCACGAAAATCAACTCTATTCACATCCACTACTTCAGATAAAATATCCACTACTACATTGAAAGCATCCAATTCAAGAACTGTAGTCTCCACATCCGTTCTTTCACTTTCAATCTGATCATCACTTACGATATCTCCTATTGCTCGAAGAATATGGAACTTTCTACGTTTCCAAAATAACTTATCAGCACAGTTATTTAATACCAAGTATTCATCTATTAGTTTTTCTTCCTCTTTATATTTTTTTTCTGCGTGAAGCGTTTTTATTAGCAGTTCACAACTGATATAATCCTGTACACCTGCATCAAATAAAGGTTTCAACATAGATTCAACCTCACTATACATCCTCTCACTATAAAGAATTTTAGCCTTTGCTACCTTTTCATTAGAGTTCAATGCCCACTTAAGGTTTTCTTTATTACGCAATTTTACAATTTCTTGTTGTTGTTCTTGATAAAGGCGAATAGCATTATCCCTTTTGGCGGTATTACAAAACGGGTCTATTATTATATCAAATTGATAGGAGCTCTCAACATCCCCATAAACCCATCCTCGCAAATCTCGTTTCTTAAGCTCTATATTAATATCTTCCGCCCACTCTTTCTTTATATAGCCAAGATGTAACCCAGTATCAGATATGACCATAACAGCATTACTGTCATAAGGATTAGAAGGTTCCGGCAAAAAATATACATTATCACCATTCGAAAGTTTCTTGATAAATTGTTTCGCTTCATAAGAACGATAAAATCCCCCTACGACTTCAACTTGCAAGTCATCCCAAGTATCGACCTGTTGTTTTGGAGTTACATTTGCACTAACATATTTCTGACTTGAATTATCACCATAATTAGACGTATCTTTACTCAAATTACCGATAATGATAACAACAATCAAAATCCATAGTATTAAAAATATCATCTCCTCATATCGTGCGCCAACCGGAACCACCCGGAACCCGATTGCCTACGGGTTACACGATATGAGGAGATGAATCATTTGGTTTGTATTTGGCACCACGAAGATGTAGATAATATTTGTAATGTCAAAGGAAAATAGTTATTTTCGCAAAAAAACAATCATCATGAACGAAGTAGAATTAAGAAAATACTGCTTAGATAAAGCCATTGAAATATTCAGCTGGAGAAAAGACTTCTTCATAAGCAAAGGAAGTACCCCCATAGAATATGCCGAAGCCTTATATAAGTACATCACAACAGGAGAAAAACAAGAGTTCAATCTGCCAGGCACAAGAATTCCCAAGACCCCAACTCCCAAACCTATACAGTAATATCCTATTTATATCTTTATACCTAAAAAACGGGAATTCCCGTTTTTTAGCCATTATCAATAACCCCCTAAAACCTGCAAATGCAGGTTTATAATAGAAATCCGATCATTGAAATTACATATATAAAAAAGGAGAATTCCCCTTTTATATTTATACCACAAAAAAGGCTTCCAACTCGTGGAAACCTTCTTCATCTGTCTACGTATAAATTCAGAAAGACACAGCCAATAAAGAATTACCAATATCATGTATAGTGTCCAGTATCAGCTTTTTTCTTTCCGGAGAAGGCACCTTCGTACCCTTTATATAACTTGCCAACAAACTTTGCTGTATCCCCATCCGGCGGGCAACAGCTGAAATATTCAGTTCCGGATTAGACAGGAAAGCGTCTTGAATACCAGGTGCCGGTTCTTTGGTATCATCATAATAGAAACTCTCATAGCTCATGTCCTCATCAATGGCGTCCCATCGGATACCATAATCCCAGAACTCATATTTCTCCCGCTCCTCATTCGAAGCGGTCAGCAACCGCGGATAGAATAAAAGAGACTGGTATAATTTCTCTCCCTTATTCGTCTGCACATAAATACGGTTATCTGCAAACCACAACTTCGTAATTTTCATATCAACCTCCTTTCTTTATATTTAGAAACCAGAGGGAGTTTAAAACTCCCCGTGGTATTTTTTCCAAGCCTCTTGGATGTTCTCCAGATTCTCTTCGAGCACATATTCAGCCAATTTCAACTCTTTAGGCTTCAACGTACTTTCAATCAATCTGACCCCATCCTTAATTTCAAATTTCGCACTACCATTCGTACTTCTCACATGACAATGTGGCGGCTGATGGTCTGCTGTAAAAATGATAAATTTCAATCCGAATAAATCTAATACTGTTGGCATAACTATTTGTTTTTTGATTACCCTACAAAGATAGGATATAATTTTATACCCTGCAAGTAAACAGGAAGAAAAAGGATATAATTTTATATCTTCTTAACAGAGAATGAACAATTCTCTCCCCTCCGTGGTCGAAGGAACGGAAAAATCTCTCATAAGTACCGCTTTGGGTCCCATCCCGTTTTGCGAGTGTGCGAGCAAAACGGGATGGGCGCCCCCTTGCGCCCTCCCCATTATAAGGTCCCTTCATCGCAAAAGCTATAATATCCTCCATCCGTTACTATCACATGGTCCATCATCCGAATATTGAATATCTCCGCTGCTTTCTTTAGCTGTTCCGTTAATCTCCTGTCGTCATTGCTTGGCTTCGGGTTACCACTCGGATGGTTATGCACCGCTGCAAATTGTGATGCCCCTGTATCTATCAATACTCGCATGATAATCCGAACATCTGCTGAGGTCTGGTCTATTCCACCTACTGAAACCTGTACTTTCTTTATCATTCGGGAAGCATTATTTATCGCCACAATCCAAAATTCCTCATTCCGCAAACCACCTATTAACGGCTGCATCAGCTCATATATATCCTTGCTTGAGAAAATCTGCCTACGCTCCACCTGCTTAGACTGTTGTCTTTTATACATTTCGACCGCTGCTATAGCAACTCTTTTGCGTCCAGGTGTCAAGGCTGCAAACAGCTTGTCAAGGTCTACCTCTCCATTATTCCGCTCAATATCGGAAACAATCTGCCTTGTATTGGTTATCTCGTAAATAAGTTCCCTGTCGCTCATGTAGCGGCAATCATTATCAAATAAAGTATTCATACGTTGTGCGTTTATGAGTTATAAGAAAAAATTGTTTTACCTAAAAAATAGCCCCCTAACACTTCAGCACCTAATTTTTCAAGTGCACAAGCAAAGCGGGCGTATGAGTGTCCCTGTGTTAGTATATCATCAAATAGAAGTACTTTTTTCCCTTTAAAAAAGCTGCTGTTGAAGTTGATAACTTCAACCTCCTGCACCGTCTTGCTGCTCTTTGTCTCATGGATGGCGAGACGTCCGCCCTCTATACTGATTGCCTTATATGCATTGCTGCATCCTGTCAATCGTGCCACTTCTTCGGCAAACACCTTGTATCTGATTTCATTCTTCTGCGCTGAGCTTGCAGGAATACAAACGAACGTCACGTTCTCACAATCCGCCCCGAATTGTTCCCGTATCTTCTTCGCCACAAGTTCCGCCACCGATACACTACGTTTACCGTCTTTAAAGTCCCATATCATCTTTCTGATTGCCCACTCACGTTTATTTGCCTCGTACTTCGTAGGTAAGTAGTCAAAGAAGTTGAACATAAACTTAGACCACTGTTGCCGCCATGATTCTGGAATGTTTCTTTTTGCTGTCATAATTTTAAAATTTTATGTTGAACCTTGAGCTCGTGGGTGTTAGCCTTTTTATTTGCTGTTTCCCTGATTGGAGCTTTTTTTTTCTGCGTCGCCTGTCGCTACGCGGTATGTTTCGCCTTTTTTACGCTGCATCAAAAGGTGTTGTAAGACACTGGAGCAAGTTTTTCAGAAAACCGTAGGTTCAAATACTACCTGAAGGGTGGAGATTTTTTCTGAAACGTCAGCCTGAACTTGAGCCAGTGACGTCAACATTTACCTTTGCAGCACAAAAAAGCGAAACTGCGTGGTGACTGGAGACAGAGAAATAAAAGGCGAGAATCAGAAAAAGGAAACAGCTGGAAATACATAGTTGCAAACTATACCTCTGTCCGGTTACGGGATTATAATCCGGTAACCTCTGCGTGAACGCAAAAAAACGAACAGAAAGCATTGCTTTCTACCGCTAAAACGCGAAAAATCCGTGTGGCAAAAATTCGGCTTGATTGTAACTAAGTACATCCATCAAGGCGGGTTTGCCACACGGATTTTTCGCGCGCCTGGTTCCTCATCAGGCGGACTCCCTCTCTAATCAGGGCATTTTTTGAACTAAAAATGTCCTGTCAGAAAAGATATTCCTCTGAATACCAAAAAGAAATCCCATCCCTGCGATAATTATCGGAGGGATGTAACAGCTTGCTGCCCGAGCCGCGCCGTCGTCCCGTTGCGGTCGCAGGTGCCGCTTTGGGTCGGAAATATGATAAATTTTTGTTACAAAATAATAAAAAATACGTTAATTTTTCGTTATTCCTTACAAATATTGTAAAATATTTTAAATTTCGCCCTAAAACAGCCCTTGCCGCCCCCTCACGCATCAAATCCCACCCCTTACGATACCCTTCATATAAAAAGCCCTGCCATCCTCACGGACAACAGAGCCAACCCAACAGTAAAGAAAGAAATGAATCAAACCACAGAGGCAGCGGATGAGCTTCGTCCCCTATCCCATACACGCACAAACTCTTTTCGCATGGCGAAGTATTTCAGGGCATCCGTCAGGTTCGTAGACTCTTTAGGCAGCCTGTGCGTAGGCAACTTGTCTCCGGTCTTGAGCTTCACGGTAATGCTCGTACCCGTCTTCTCATTGCTCTTGATGGCCGTTCCGGTTACTTCCATCTCAGACTTGAGGTTCGGACAATTGTACTGGTCAATCAGTAAGGTAAAGAGATTACGCGCCAGGTTGCCACTGAGCAAGTCCATGAAGAACCGGTATTCCATGTTACTACCAATGTTCCCCTGTCCCAAACTCATGAGCTGCACCTGCCAGCCTGTACGCTTGCCATCAGCATCGAACTCAATGTTTCTCTTTATCTGCGTGGCCATGTCCGCAGAGACTTTCTTATAGTTATTCATTGAGCGGTCATAATACAGCTTCAGTATCTTACGCTTGTGCGGGCGGAAGTAATACAGAAACTGGTCTGCCAGCTCACGCACGCTATTAGGCGGAAGTGTGTACAACTCCTTCAGTATGCGCATAACATTGCCATTACGTTGACCGAATACCATAGACAGCATATTGCCTGAGTCCATACCTGCCTCCAATGGTTTATTTTTATCCAGGTACCGGAGAACGGAACAATCCGGATTCCAACCGAACTCGTGCTGCTCGATCACGTCATTCAGAAAACCATCCGCATAGAAATGCTTCATTGCCAGGTTGCAATAAAACATCTGGCTGGCTTCCAGTTTCGGAATAACGGAAAGCACATTGCAAAGAAGACCTTCCAGCCCTTCGGCAAATTCATCACTGAACCAATCTTCCCCCAACACATCGGCATTTACATACGAGGAGGAAATAAAGAAAAACGACGTGCCACGGCGCGTCTTTATCCAGCGTTCTTCCCACCGCTTCATGTTCTTGCCGGCAAGTTGCATCGAGCGTTCGGCCGCATCCCGTTTCGCGGCTAAGGATTTATCCGAGCGACAGGCTGTTTTCAGTTCCTTATATTTCTGCAAGGAGGACACATATTCTTTTTTCGTCTCATTGTAGACAAAGCCAGCCCGCAGCATCAGCAATATTTTTTGCTTGTCATTCTGTTTGGCCAGCTTCAGTATCCAATCGTATTCGCCAAGATGGTTCGGGTCCGGCATATCCGTTGTCAGTGTACGGCTACGATACCAAACGCTATCGCCATACTTCACGCGGAAACCACGAACCGCCTTCAGCAAGTTCGTGAACTTCTCTTCCGGAAAATACTTCACCTCATCACCGAAAACACCGACATAGGAACGCCCGGCACCGATTGAAGGCCTATCGAGCGAGATAAAGGTAAAGTTAAAGCCGGTATAGAATACCATGGTGTTGCGCCAGTCCGTACAGACGTTGTACATGCGATCTTTCCACTCCTGTGGCGGCTCCTGGTTAATGACATAGTGTATGCCCATTTCCCACCCTAACATAGAAAGCCCGTCGATGAGAGACGGGATCACGTTTTTGTGTAAATCAGAGTAGGTATCGGCAACCCAGGCGAACGGCGCACCCTGACAATCCAATGCTACTTCCTGTACACGTTCAGCCAACACCTGAACAGTTTTAGCCGAAGCACGCCCGGCAATCCAGTACAGGGACCAAGGCATCATTATTGCTATGAGCTGCGCCATCCAGTTGGAGAAGCGTACTTCTACCTCATCCGATATCTTTAGTTTTTTCTTCCTGGTCATTCAGCATCTCCTCAAAATCAATGTCTACAATGTTAGCGTCTCGCTTCAGGCGGACTTTCTCCCTCTCTGGAAGGTCTACAGAATCTATCTGAGCAGCCAGTATCTGACGGTTTGCCGCATCCAGTCCCACCGCTTCCGGATTAAGGTCATATATCTTGATGGGCTTTTCGTCTATCTCTTTCGGTTTGACCGGATCAGGCTTATCCAACTGTTTAATTTTGGCCGCCTGTACATTAAGATTGCCGTACACTTCCATATCCTTGGAACTGACGGCATTCTGTAGAACTACCTGAGCGGCTTTCATCAGGTTGTCATACATGAGATTCCGGTGAGCATTACTTTCAATGGTATCATTGAGGTAAAACAGGTTAATCGCCTCACTGTACATCTTCCTGGCACGCATCCGCTCGACGTTGAACGGCTCGTGCATCAGGAAGGCAACAGCGTTGTCCTTCCCATACTTACGGTTAATGCCCACAAGTGCATAGAGGGCATTGTAATAGTCCAGCTCATCAGCCGTCAGCTCCATTGTGCAACCGGACGCGATGTAGTCCTGTAATGTGTCAAAGTAAGATTTATCGAACATCAGCCTATATCATCAAAGAAAATCTTGTTAATAGAATTGCGATATCCCGTCGCCTGGCGGAATTTATCAAACCGCTGCGCCTGGGTCACATTGTCTCCGGTTTCGGCACTGGCAGACATTGCCAGCCCTTCTTTCGCCCGCTGTACAAGTTGGCCACGCTCATAGTGGAACTTCAGCGGAGAACCCACCAGATTGAAGTACCACAGGAAATCATTCTCCGGAACATTGTAGTACATGGCAATTTGCTTCGGCTCGTAGCCGATGCCTGCCAGGTGCTCGAACTCATCTATATCAATACGGTCATACCATGGCGGGTCCTTACGCCATTTGACCAATTCGTCCGCTACGAAACTCATACACTTCTTTGTTTTTTAAGAAAACATATTGCTCTTCCATCGCATTCTCACCGTAATTGCCGGAACCTTCGACCACGAAGAAACCTGCGGCTGTGTCCAGACAGGTTATTTTTTTGTGGCTCCAGGCGAATGATAATTCAATCACCCCATCCTGATGGAGCTGTACCAACCGCTCAAAAATCTTCGGCATACGGAATTTTATCGTTTCCGAGATGTGGAGATGAATGCTGCCTATCAATTCCTTTTCGCGCCATCTCAACAAAGCGTTTATAATGCGCTCATTGGTGGAATACGTGGCGATATAGAGATGATTAACCCGTCCGGCATACCTTATCAGGTAGACGATAAAAGTAAAGGCTGTGAAGCTCTTTTTCGTCTCAATGAAAAATGCTTCGTTATCGCCGGGCAGACGCCCGCATAATTCCTTCAGGCTATTCAGTTTGAAAGTCAGCATGATTTCAAACCGTCTGGAGAACAGGCGGGAATCTGTCATTTCCTGCCTAAGTTCCTTCAGGCTGAAGTAATAGCTCATTCCAGTAAGCGATTGATATCATTCAGTTCCTTTTCATAACCGGTTAACCTTTCCCGCCGTATCGGGTCCAGGTGCGGTTTATCTCCTTTCGCCATCTCTGACTTGACACGCCAAATATTGTTTTCAACCTGGCGCTGGCGACGGATCAGTTCTTTAACCGGTAACTGAAGAAGTTCGCTTCTCCGGCGAAACTCCGCGAATGCGGGATGTTTGCCCAATAATACATGATGCACCTTGTAATAGTTCAACTCTTCCCAAATCATGCGGTTCTCAATGTAGTTGTCTATCAAATCCCGGCTGACATCCGCACACTGCTTCAGCGAAGTGCAGTCCCTAAGTTGTGCGTGTAACCGCACATACGCATGATACTTATTGAACTTGCGGGAAGCAAGCGTCTCCAGTTCCATGGGGCAGTCCGGATCATTCAGGAAAGCGAACTCTTCACGGAAAGAATTAGGTTCCTTCCGTGAAGACAGTTCCGGCAGTGCTCTTCATTCTTCGAAGATGGACGGTTCCGGAAACATCTGTTCCAGGAGCTTTTCCAACCAAGCAGAATGTCCGGAAACGGTATTGTTCAGGAAGACTTTTCTCTGAAGAAGTTCTTTCGCTCTCTGTTCGTTTGGCTTTTGGGAGATAACAGGCAGCAAGAACTGATCTGTCTCCCAATCTAAAACAACAGGATGTGCCAGGAATGCCTGTGAATTAAAATAGAGAGATGAGAACAATACACCTGATTCAGCTTCAGGAAAACGCTCCAGCATTTCCATCAGTTTGAACTTTTCAAATAAGACCGGTGTATGAGTGCCGTAATTCAGTTTGGGTAATCCGGATTTATCCAGCAACATAACGGTACGGCTCATATTCTCGGCATACGCACCTTTGAATTTTTCCGGCTTCAGTTCACCCAATACTTTCGGAATTTCGATATGCGCCAATGAGACACGATTAACCAGGTAGATATCATCATTTGTCCAGATGAAACGCTCTGTCACTTCAGGTGATTCAATGGCCAGCTTTAATTTCTCCATGGTGTCAATCTGCGGATTGTCGGATGTACGCTGATGTTCAATGACAATAATCTCTTCACTGAACCAATCTTCGCGATCACCGATAATCACCAGATTAGCGGGAAAGCAAGTTTTTTCGTACCAGGAACGAAGGGCGAAAAGCAACTCTCTGCCTTGAGCAAATTCTTTGCAATAAGGAATTACCACCGTTGTGTGGTCCTGGGCTTTTTTCTCCAGTACTGGCGATTCATCAGTAACGGTATCACTTGCCTGTACAGCTCCGGATTCATTCACCTGTGTTTCCGCGGTTTCTACCGTCTTCACTTCTTTCACGTCTTTAGATTTAGACGCTGTTTTTTTTGTTGTCATAGCTTTAATTTTTTAAAAAGAGACGTATGCCAAAGCACACGCCTCTCACCACATAACCTATCCAAAACCAAATCACAATCCACTACCACCGGAACCGACAGCCAGGCCCAGAACCGCATTGATTTCTGCATTATCAGTTGCAGGAATCAAAGACTTTTCGATGCGCCCGATAGTAGCACCGCGCAATGAAGCTGCAAGATTGATCGTATTCTTTGCACCTTCTTTGCTGTCCTGGCTATCAGCCTTAGACATCTTCAACGGGGTGCATGGTGTACCTGCTATCTTAGCATCATCACCGGAACAATCCATAACGATGGCTCCCATGTCCTCATTAATATTGTTGTTAACAAACTCATCCAATTCAATACCTGCGCCTGGATGCTCAAAATCTACATGAGGTATAAAACCACGTGCATCATCTTCACCCTCACTCGTATGATAGATGTTGATGGTGGAGTCTGTTGCATAAACAGCAATAGGCTTTTTGCCTGCTGCCATCTTGAACTTGGTTACACGTACTCCTTTCTCATCGCGCTCGTGTTCAGCTACATCTTTCCAGAGAAAGATAACGATAAACGATTTTTTACCCTTCGGGCGACCGGCATTCGATGACTTCTTAGGCACCGATACCATGTTGTATGCTTCATCAGCCATAATTTATCTCCTTAATTTATAGATTAAAGACCACCACTTGCGGAAGAACCTTCTGCCTCTTCCGGTGGCAGATATGCGAAGATTGCTTCAGCCAGCCAGAAGCCAACAGCTTCCCACCATTCAGCGAAAATCTTCACGTCGTAGTTTTCACCCTGCATCCAAACCTTTGTGTTCTGCGGGTCTTTGCTACGCAAGTGCTTGAAGTTTTCTTTCGGTGTAATAAAGAAGACGCCAGTACCGCGCATTCCTTCCAATGGGGCAAAGGTGAAACGAGAAAAGTCTACTTTGATTTTTTCACCGTCTTCGTTCTTCAACCAGGGATACAGTTTGCGGTAAGCCTTGCTGTATTTTGTCACCAATTCAGGGTCTGCATGGATAAACATAGTCTTCTTCTTGTACAGCGGGGCCACTTCATCCACAGCTTTATCTATCTGTTCGACCAATTTAGTATCTTCAAGTTTGATACCATTGAGCAGCCAGGTAATAGGAGCTTTACCTTCCTCCTTGTATTTCTTCAGCTGAGTGACATAACCATCCATTACATCGTTAGCATCCGTAGCATCATCGCCATCCTGAGTAGCTGTAGTTTCCTTGAACTCACCAACTGCCAGAGCAATTTCACGTTCTTCATCCAGTTTCGGGAAAATGAGCTGGTGAAGAATATACTTCACTACCGGCATATCCTCCGGTTTCAAGTTTTCATCGTACAGATAGCCGATAATATCTTCCATAATGTCGGAAGGAGTAATCGGTACGTTGATTTTACACTTGTAGTTCTTGATGGTCAACGGAGTAAACTTGGATTTTCCTTTTGGTGTCCACTTCGGTACGAATTGCTGGAGAACCGAATCAATGGCTGCCTGCTGAGCACGAATTTCCACCTTATCAGTCACGACAGTAGACATGTACTTAGTGGATTCTGTCGTAGCCAACAGCCCCTTGATAATCTCGATACGTTCGGAAGACACATACTTACCAAACTCCTTCTGGATTTCGGTAGTCTCAATCGTAGAATCACCGCTGTACGCAGCACCCTTGAATGCAGCATCCAGATACATGTTATGAGCCAGAGTCATGTCCGGCTTAAACTTTTTCGTCATATCAGCAGCACCTCCTTCTACATGAATACCGGCATCTTTAGTCTCTTCTTTTCCCAGCTTGGCTATTTCAGCATCTTTCTCTGCTATCTTAGCATCTAAAGCTGCAATCTTCTCACGAGCTTCTTTCAGTTCTTTGGCATTTTTATCACGATCTGCCTCCAGCTGCGCTTTCACTTCATCGGTAACGGCTTCCTCAGCAACCTTACCACTTTTTTCAAATTCCTCCAGGTCTTTTTTAAAGACTTCGAGAAATGGCTTACCGTACTTTTCTTCCAGCTGCTTTTCCTGCGTAGAAAGAAGAACAGACTTACCGTTCTTGTCTTTCGCAAACGCGGAAATATTCAGGAGTGAAAGTACCACACTCATCACTTTTCCAAACATAACTTTACGATTTAGAATTAATATATTCGTTAATACATGCCTCTTGAGGTATTTCTCTTGCCCGCTGGATTGCAAAGTCTAAAGTACCGATGGCATCGGCCAGGCCCATAGAAATTGCATCCTTTGCGTAGAACATACGTCCGCGCAATAAACCTGCCGCATCCAGCTTCAGCTTATTACCACGATTCGCTTTCACGTTCTCCTGAAAGTCACGTGCCAGCGGGTCCAGTTCTTCTTCTTTAATCATCTCATACTTGCCTTCTTTAGCCATTTCAAAGGGGGCATTCTTATAATCCGACAGGTTGGAATAAATGGTATGCACCTTTACCCCTTCACGCTCGTAATACTTGGCATAATCCGGAAAGCTCATCATCACACCTATTGAACCGAATTCGGAAGATATCTGATTCGACGCTATGATTTCATCACAGTACGATGCAATATAGTAAGCCGCAGAAGCGCAGAGGTCACAATGCGCTACTACGGACTTACCCTTTGATTGTGCATACCGGATGGCATCAACCAGCGGAGCGATGGCATCGACACTACCACCGCCTGAGTCTATATCAAGCAAAACAGAAGAAATATTCGGGGATTCCGCAGCCTGACGGGCAATATCCGCCAATTCGGTAGCACCATAGCTGCAATAGGTACCGTACTTCAGTAGGGTACCATGAATAGGAATAATGGCCGTGCTATCTTTCGGAGCATCCGCGAAGCCGTTTCCGGATTTCGCTTCTTTCGCACCGGTGGAGAGCAGAACCGGTATAGGTTCTACATCGGAGCGTTTCGTTGCATCTTCTCTCGTGATGCCGCGCTCCAGTAATTTATCAACCAGTATAAGGTTAGCTTCCACATCGCGGAAAGAGATGAACCACTTCCCACGGCAGACCGCACTATATAATGAAGAAAATGCCATTGTTTTGTACCTTTTAAATCTGGTACAAAATTACAATGGCAGAAACCGCTTAAAAGGACTCTAAAACTTTTGCCGGTTCCGGGCTGGAGCGCTTAAAAGAGAGTGTCAGCTTCGCCGGTTCACCGCTGCGCTCCATTGACACATGTACGGGAAACTCATCCGTACCAACTACTTTATTTTCACCATTCGTTAAGCCGATCAGCAACAATCCATCAACAGAAAATAGCGTGCGAAGTTGACTCTCCATAGTCGAAGAAGTATCCGTCACTGTTGCTTTCAACTCCTGCTCGACAGGTTTTCCAACCTGCTCCAGAGATTCTTTCCATTCTCCGGATGAGACATCAATGGATATCCATGTGCCATGCACCTGTAATTTGTCACTTCCCGGTACATTTCTAACCTCTGCATCAGGCAGTGGTAGAAAAGACATTGCACAAAATTGCGATCTTTTGTTCTCGACACTCATTTTTACTTAAAGTTTAAGTGGTATTTAACTGAAAATCTGATTTTTAATTAGAATTTAATTGGTTAAATAGTGTTATTCAAATAAGGATAATTGAATCTCTCTATTTACCTCCCTTGTCATCCGCTGGCGATTGCGATAGTCGTACTTCTTCACCGCGTCGTAATTCAGCGCATTATTCTTGATGTTGTATGCCATGAGAAAGGCCCGGAGAATCTTATCCTGCTTAAAGCCTTTCTCGTATCCGGTCACAAAGTATTCCCTGACCCGGATACGGAAAGAGGCTTCAATATAGTCCTGGAGCATTCTCTGTTTCCATTCGGGAATATAGATGAAATTCTCTTGCAGGATATAGTGATTCCACTCCTTAACCGGAAGGAACAGCGTTATCGGATTGTCTTTTATCGGCAACTTCGGCGGACGGTCCGCAACTGTTACCATTGCCTGGATGAACTTGCCGATATCATTAGCGGATGTCACAGTCACACCTTCGTCTGTGCGGGAACATCCGAACTCATGATACAGATAATCATGGAGATAAGGCTGAAGTTCAATTATTACATTAGGTTTCATGCGGTAATGGATTGATTGTTATGCAAATATAGCAATTATAATTGTTTATATTCTCAATTTTCATTGAATTAGGCCACTCTAAGTAACCGATTTAAACAAACAAGTCAAAAAGCAACATTTTCCGATACTCTTCCGGTTTCTCTGTAACTGCTGAATACCTTTTTGCCCATAAATTTCTGCAACTTTGTAACTTGTCACAAAACGAATATAAACAACTGATTATCAAATCAAATATAAGGTTACAAGAAAACGGTTACAGTTTTTTATTACCAATACACTTTGTAACTTTCAGCCGAAGCCAGGCTATTTAAAGGGAAAGTTACAAACCCTATTTTTTTGTAACCCAATTTTGTAACCAAGTTTGTAACTTTGTATCTTCTTATTATTTAAGTTTTTAAACCTCTTTTCAAACATCGGTTACAGAGTTACAAAAATTTAGTAGAAAAATAGGGAAAGGTATGGAAACCGAGAAACCGGTGCCGGGATACCTGCCCTTTGTTAAAAGTAAAAGCCACAGACAAAATGTGCCCGTGGCTTTTCAAATACCAGCTTGTAACCGTGTTACGCCTTGGCCATAGCCTTCCGAAAGTTCTCCGGAAGCGGTTTCCGGCGTAGTTTGGCATGATCATCACTCGTCTCATAGTCCATCCAGTGTTGGCCAGCAGCCAGGAAAGCACCAATTGTCACCAGTAACCACGGAAGTTTGTCTTCCGCCGCCTGTATCTTCATAATAGTACCCGGCTTCATCAGTTCCAGATAGTCATATACTTGACGGGCATAGGCATAGAAGCCGGATATATTCATCAAACCAGGTAACCATTTATCATATCCGCGTATCATGTCAGAATGGGAGATTTCCATCTTTATCTATATTAGGTAAGAAAGCTCCCGGCTTCTCCAGCGTGCGCAGGTAAATCATCTCTTTTGTCTGGCCGTCTACTTTCTTCAGAAGGCGACCAGTGGAGTTCAGCATCTCTTCCGGATTGAGCGCATCAATATACGGACATAGTTCTGTAAAGCCCTTCAAAGCCTTCGTAAAACGCTGCATAGTCCAATATGATTTAGGAACCTTGGAGAAAGTGATGAAATCATCATACGCAATATCACGTTGAATGTATTGATTCACATGCTCACCTTCTTCAGCAAAATAGCTGTATGCCCAATCCTCAAAGTTGATACCCATATCGGCCTTGTATTTACGCTTAATAATGTTCTCCATTGGCGGCTGTACTTTGATACCTTGCTCCGCCATGGAGAGGTAGAACTGCAAACATTGGGCGAAGAAATTAAGGTCCCAGTTCCAATTTTCTTCACTGTAATCGTTCGTCATCAGGTTATGGTCGAAGTCATCACGGATGCCACGTGTCTCCAGATAATCATTATCGGCTGTTTTTTCGTGATAATAGTCTGAGAATACCATATACAGTAGGCGTGCATTCGTCGATGGGTCAAAGTCACGAGGAACATAATTCGTAGTAAAACCGAACTTCGGGGAGATGTCGAACTCTATGAAGAACGATTTATTGTTCTTCGGATTCACTGTCATTCCGGAAGTGATATTATCATAGAACTGAGATACCGGAAGATATTTGTCACAGTCATCAACCAGCACAAAATCCGTATGCTGATCCACCTGGTCATATACGTGCGGGTTATCCAGCAGTTTCGGATTTCGTCCGGAGAGATTTACGGTTCGCATAAAGAACCGGAAAGATTTAAAGAGGAAAGATTTACCACTACGGCCATTACACTCACCATCTTCGCCGATCTTGTTATCCATGGCGTAAATTGCCCAGGCGCGTGATGGTGATTTATAGCGATGCAGGTTGTAGCCTATCGCATATATCTTATTGAGAAGGTTCAGCTTTTGCTCATGAATTTCTTCCGGAGAAAGCAGAGGCCCTGCTATATCAAACCTATGCGCGGCACGGTATTGGTCAGCTTCAGTAACTCCCTTGTTTTCCCATGCAGTCTCCAATTCCTTCCGCCAATGTACGCGGCTTGTATTAATGAGATAATTCAGAAAACAGCTCTTGTGCTCTTTGACTGTAAGATCAAAGACATCATGCCCTTCAGCATCGAGCGTATGTTTGTACTCAAACATAGGCGGCAGCACATTCACTTTATGAGGGATAACCTTGTTATCCCAAACGCTACGCCCATCCATCAGCTGGCCCTTATGCTCTGTTATGCCATTTTTGGTCACTTCCCACGTCGATTGGGAAAAGAACAAGAATTGGCTGTCCGGCGTATAGCTGGTAAAGTCCAGATTGATTTCATCCAACTGAGACAAAGAGGATTCTCCGGTACGAGGAGAGTTTAAAATAAGATTGCGTATATCCACCGGAAGGAAGCGTTCCACCGCAAAGCCCTTCAGGAAAGCGTTTATATCTTTCGCCTTTATCTGACGTACTATGCAACCGTCCATCCGGATATACTTAGTATCATCGGTATTCTCATCTTTCAGGGTATTGAAGCCATTCAAAGTAAGAAAATAGTGCAGATAGGCAGTGTTGATATCGTAAGTATCTTTTTTACTTCGCTCACTCCAAGCCTTTGTCCAGAAGCGTGCAGGCATGGCCAGTGTCAATAAGTTCCGGAAGTCCTCATTTTTAGGACGCAAACCCACAAAGTCACGAAAATCTTTGCGAGGTTTGCCCCTGTTGTCCCGGTAACCGGATAACCAGGAAGGCAGCCATACCGTATGGATATCCAGAAATCGGAGTGCAAGTTCCCTACCTTTACGGATGCCGGTGGAATCAATATCCGGAATATTATAAAGTATCTCCACGTACTTGTATATCTCCCTGATTTCTTCTTCCGTCACTTTATAAGTCTCGGAATTAAACCATAGCGGATGATAACCAAGAGCACGAACACAAAGCGCATCACGTTCTCCGGAGCAGATGAATGCCTCCGGAAGTTTCTTTTCCTTGTATTGAGCATCTTTATCCTTTGCTTCATTCTGAAATTTCTTTTCTTCCTGAGCATTATAGTCTCTATAAGCCTTTTGCAGTTCCCGGAACCCATTGATATATAGCTTAGGTTTTACACCATCAGGCGTGTAACTGAAACGCCATTGCTTGTCAGGGTTCAGAGGCTCGTATATCTTATAGAATTTCACCGTTTTCTCCGGATCCGAATTTTCGGTAACGACACACTCACGCATCAATATCGGATAAGTGGGCGTCGTATATTTGGTTGTTACCTCCCGGTTCCGGACATAGGATATGGATTTAGCCACATGCCAGTGCAGCGCATCAACGTGTTCCTGCTTCACTCGCGGGCCAAGTATCTTCAACTGATCATCGGTGAACTTATCTTCCAGTTCAAAAGGTCTACTTCCTTCCTTTTCGTCTTCGGTGGCCGGGCGCTTCCGGATATCCGGCTTATTAACGGATCGCTTCAGCTCATCAGTCACATTATACCTGGAGGCAAGCAGAGCAATTGCTTCAGGGAAGCGAATATTCTCTTCATACATACAAATATCCACCGGACTCATGGCGGTACCTGAATCACCGAAGTCAGTGACCTTGTAACATTCCTGGTACTTCTTGATGCAGGCGGATGCATCATCTTCATCCGGCCTACGCTTGAATTTTTTCTTATTGTCTACGCAGTCTTCAGCTTGCGGATAATAGTACAGGATGATGTCTAATCCGTCGCGAGAAGCTGCGTAGATATCGGTAGCTTTAATCATAATGGAGTGAATTTGTGGCAAAGGAAAACATTTGGTTGGGGATATGACAGGACATTATTCTGTCTCAAGTGCAGTATCTATCACTGTTGCATTCATCCCATTCAACATATATAGCAACGTATTCAAGTGATATCCATGATGCCCTTTTAGATTTGTGGGATTATCACCGGTTATGTTGATGGTTGCCTCTCCCTTGTCGTGATTGTAACCTATATTGGCAAACAATACCTGGTTATTCTCTCCCTCTACTGTAATCTTACAATGCTCTACCACCGGGCCCAGTTCTTCCTCCGGATGCCAACATTTATCCTTTACTCCCTTCTTCTTCACTTCATAGCGAATATGTTTCTTACCATTCAATTTAAAGAATGCGCTATCTGTGATGACGCCTATCGAGTTGTCTTTAAGAAGACGTACTTTTGTTCCTTTTCTCATGTTATTAATTAATTAGAGTTATAGACATAGCGACATAATCTTCTTCTAAAGCCAGAAAATCACTTAAAACATAGTCTACCCGTACATAACAGTAGCGTCCAGTGTACTTCTCTGTTATTGGGTCGTATTCTTTGATAGGGTCGTATTCACGCAAGCGAAGAACATCACCAACGGAGAAACATCTATCATTTTTTCGTATTTCAAATCTTTTCTTTCCGTCTATTATTGCTTGATAATAAGGCGGCCATGTCTTTAATTCATGATTCATTACTATATTAGTTATAGTTAATTTAAAGTTGGGAATCGCATCCGCAAACATTACCTCTATTAAATGTTTCATAAGCTATGCTCGGAGGGTTATCAATATCTCCTTCTTTCTGAAAATATTCCTCAAATTCATCTTTACAACACACTTGAATAGTGGAGTTCGTTATCACTACTGTAAATTTGTCGGGAATGGAATCCAAACACCGTTTTATCTTTTTAGCGAGTTTTTCGGCTTCTTGCTCATTTGTTAATTCACTCATGTCTATATTAATCTGCATCATATTCGACATCAATGACTTCCTCAGACTTATATGCCATTGGTAAGGTCATATCTGCACGTAGCATTCTCCACATCAGAGAGATTGCTGTTTCTTCATCATCGGCATATACTTCCCGTATCCCGGAGTATGAGCCGTAGTAATATCTTATAGTGTATTTATTCATTTCTTTATTATTATTCGTTATCTAATCCTATGCAAAATTCCTCTCTCGTCTCGTTCCCATAATTGGTATGTAGGGCATTGAGCGCATTCGTGATTTTGTCCGCTTCATCTGCATATACTTCACAATCCCACCTAATTGTAGTTTTAGATGGTAACTTTATTACAGCAAGAAGTGTATCTAAATTGTCAACTGCTTCTTGAATCTTATCTAAGCATTCCTTTCGTGTCATAATATTCATTTCTTATTTGTTATTAGTATTGAAGCTTATTCATCATCGGACTCTTCATCATCCTGTTTGGATATCTTGCCATATTGCATCAGATATTCAACTGCAAGACTATTACACATGTGGCTTGCCTCTAATAGATTTACGTTTGTTTCTCCAAAAAATGTTTTAAAAATACGACAATTTGCGTGCATTAATGCCATTCCAAATTCAACACTATTCACTTCTCTGTCACCTAAATAATTCTCACAGTCCTCTTCTTGAAACATCTCAAAAATCTGTGCTGTGAGCATAGCAGAGTACTGAAGTATTCTTTTCTGTTTTTCATCCATAGTCTTATTCATTATCTTATTGATTTTTATTCTTCTTTGTTATCATCTTCTTTCCTTTCCTGCCCGTAAATCGCTCGGACTATTTCAGCAGCGTAATGTCCTATAATCGCTGATATGGGCACCATTAAAAACCACGCAAAGTCACTCATAATTATTCTGATTTGTATCAGAATCATCTGATGTTTCTATTTCAGTCACAGCTTTGCACCACGTCTGTTCGCACATGTCTTTTACTTCTTCCGGAGTAAGCTCTTTATCCCACTCGGAAGATATAGCCCCACTCCCGATATCGAATGTTATAGTCAGTGTCTTCTTCATTATTGATTTTTTTGAATCAAAATGGTAAATCTTCATCAGGAGCTGGGAAGCGAAGCATTTGGGCAGAATATGCACCGCGAAAACCATATAACCACACAACGACCTCACCACACATGAGTTCAGGAAGAGATGTAACAGTCCAAACCTTATTTTTGTATGCAGGATTCAACTCTATTTCACCTCCAGTCATAACAACCTTTGCACCGGGTTTTAATTGTTCAACAAACTTGCCATAGGTAGAACTTGTAGCTACATTGACCTTTTTCCCGTAATATTCATAACGTAAAACAGAATTCCCAAACTGTTTAGTTATCATTTCTTCTATGGCACGACGAGAATAAACTGCATCCATTGTCAACTTAGCCACTGTTAAATCTTTGAATTTCTTCTTTAAGTCTTTTGTTTCCATATTATTTACTATTTATTCATTATACGTTAATCCCCTATCAATTGACGAATTGTATAGTTCTGTTTCCCTCTGAACTTGGAAAAATCCACCAAAGCCTGTTTATTGTAAAGGCCGAGTGCCACCTTACGGAATCTTTCGTAATTGCGATTATCAATCGGAAGTAATGAATCTTTTTTCATTGCTTCAGTTAATTCTTTACAAGTATGAGCATAATGGCCATAACAGCTTTTCTCGCCAAATGTATGTTCCATACTATGATTATGGTAGTCATTACTCTTTGATAGAAAAATTTTCAATCTTTCAAGTTGAGTAAAGCTCAATCTTTCAACACCTTGCCTTGATGTTTCTTTTTCTTCCAACCAGGCTACAATTTCGAGATCGTAGAAGCCTGTGGAGTATTCTCTTCTGTAGAAATAGTGTATTTTCATATTAATTCGTTTTTAATACTTAGAAGTTATTCTTTTGCACTATCGAGATAGTCTAAAACCTCCGTTAATCCATCATAAGCATATTCAAGATTACCGACAGCCTCTGACATTTTCTCACCTTTATCACCATCCTGTAATGATTCAGGAAGATTGTCATAAGCTTCCTGTTCTTCATCCTTTATTTCTTCAATTTCAGTTAAGAGAATATTTAATTGCTCCATAACATCATTAATATGCTTGCGCCTATTATTATTCATAACTCAATAATATTTCTTTCTTGCTTTCTCAAACTTGGCTCTCAAAACCTCTGCATACTGAGAATTGTATTGTTCCGGAGAAACCAGAACATGGGTATTCGGGTCTATCCGAAGCATCCGTTTACCCCTGTCCTGCTGCTTTTTCTCCAGGCAGATGTCCGGAAGTTCTTCCGGCTTCTCATTACTCCAGATATCTGGTTTAATGAACTTCTCCATTTTCGATGCACAGAGTTAGTACTCCTATCAAGTCCTCCAGGTGAGTATCTTCAAAAAAGAAGCAACCCATATTCACCTCCGGATAATTGGAAACTTGAACCAATTTCTTTCCGAAAGCCATCTCAAGCCGACCGATAAATAATGCCTCAAAAGTTGGCAGGAAATTAACCAGAAGTTTAAAGTCTGTATGGTTAGGATCACCATATACATAGGCCTTTTTGCCACCGCCCAACTCTATTTCTTTCCGTATCGTTGTTATATCCGGAAACAATCTTTTTGCAGCTCCCTCACTATAAATCACATTAGCAGAATTCTTGCTAAGTTTACAGGATAACAGCACAACGCTGCTCGGCAAGAGTCGGCGTACTTGATCAACTGTCATATTCCCGTTAATTCTCAGCTGTAATTTCACGGCATCCGGAAATAACTTCTGCGCTTGTTCAATGTTCTTTAATTCCATTTTCTTCTGTTTTTAGTATTAATAAAAGCCGAATGGCTTATTTTAGATTATTCTGATACCAATAGGAAACCATCTCTGCAACAGCACAGGCGCCTATTTTAGCTTTGATATTCTCCCGATGGCGATTCACTGTACAAGGGGAGAGATGCAACTCACCTGCAATCATATCCGTTTGCAAATTGGAAGCAATTAGCCTAAACACCTCCATCTCACGCTCGGTCAATGCCGTATCCAGTTCCGGGCGACAAATAACATTTTCATGTTCACATTCACCCCGGAGAGGACACTTAACTTCTTCAAACATAAACAGACCGTCTTTATTAATGTCAAAGTTGTATTGGTCATATTCTCCGAAGTTGCAACGGATAAAGCGGTGAACTACCTTAAACTCGTAATGCCACCGGTTCATTGTGCTGCTTGAATAAATCTGCATCAGTCGGGCGTGTGCCTTTGGGTACCTATCGCGGATAATGGTAAGCATATATTCAATAGTAGGGCGTTCAGTATCTTTAAGCACAATTGCCGGTTTGCCAAACTCCTTCATCATCACATCACCTTCGGGAGTGTTGTAGAACTCGATGTTAGAAATAACTGCCATATCTCACTCCCATGAAACTGTATAAGGCAATTTCTCGTCATTATCCGTTGTCACGGTATAGCCTAACTCTTTTAATTTGGCTATATCTTCATGTGAAATAAACATAAATCGATATCTAAAATGCCCTTTTTCAGCAGCATATACAATATCACGGAAAATGACTTCTATATTGCTATAATCCTTAGCCTTTTTATTCGCTTCTTGAGCAGTAATAAAATTCTTTTCCATAATTCAATTAGCTTTAGTTGTTGGAAATAGTTCTTCTACACTTTTGCCGATGTATTCGGCAATAGCTTTCTTTTTAATCATCGGTGGTTCAATGTCTCCAGCCAACCAACGATAGACTGTCATCTTGGAAGAATAAGTTAGTTCCGCAATCTTATTAATTGTTTCTAACCGCACATTTGGCAATGAATCTACATAGTCTCTAAATACCATATTTGATAAATATTTAAGGGTTTATAATTCGTTATAGTAACGTTTTTGTTAACTTAGCCGTGTTATTAGTAGTAACACGATGCAAATATGCAATTATAATTTCATATACCAATAACTATATGCAATTATAATTTCATATTTAACTCTTATTAAACAAGGGTAAATATGGAATTTAAAGACAGATTAAAATATTTAATTGATAATGTGATAGTTAACAACAAAGAAGTTACTACTTATCGCATTGGTAAAGAAACACCAATATCGCGTGTTTCATATGAAAATTATATGTCTGGAAAACAAGTACCGACAATAGATAAAGCTATTATAATTGCACAATACTTCGATATATCAATAAATTGGCTTTTAATGGGAGAAGGAACGCCCAAAAGCACTTGTGATAGTGATCTTCTGATACACCTAAAAGAAGAACTTAAAGCCGTGAGAGAAGAAAACAAATCATTATATCGCGAAATAGGGAAATTAGAAGAGCAACTCAAAGAGGTTAAAAAAGTTGTCCACGAGGAAAGCGATGTCAAATGTGTCATTGCAAGCGGATCAGATTTGGAAAAATAGAATATATAATATCAAAATATTAAATGAATAAGTCATGAAAACATTTAATCTTAAAGAAGAATTAGAATTATTAGGTTATACTGCAAAAGATAAATCACAAGATGGTTTGTCTACAAATGGAGATATAGCTATATATTATTATGTAGATAATTATATTGGAGATAATGGAGAGCCTATTGGCATGGTCATTGAAAGAGGAATACACTTAGAACAAAGACTTTTTGAAGGTAAAATGCCAAAAGACAAGAAGGAACTTATTGACATTCTTACAAATATAGGAGTTTTATAGCTCTACCAATCGGGACGAAATTGGGACGTAAGAATGAAAAAACAAAGAATATACATATCGCCTTTTACTAATAATCAGCTCTTTACAAAAGCGGATACGTGCACAATAAGTCTTGTCATCCCGACTACCGATAAAGCATTGATAATCGCAAGGTTATTGATGCTTTTTGCTTTTTTACGAATTTCCACCTAATGGTGGTTGACGCTAAAAGTTCTCGTACACATTCACTTTTAAACACATAAAAAGAGGTCTCCACAATGGAAGACCTCTGAAAAAAACTCCAAAAGGTGGTGTCAAACAACAAATCAGAGTGTTACCGATAATAATTCTTTCGCAAATGAATGAAGTCCGCTGCAAATGCGTTCCGCCTGCTGTCTACGAGGTATAGAACGACGATTCAAGTAATTGGAAAGCTGCTTTTGATTGATACCTGTAATCTTCTCCATACCAGCTAAAGAAAGGAACTTTGAATAATATTCCAAGAAACTCGCTACGTCCAACTTAAATTCAATTTCGTACTCGCCTTTGATTTGTTCCGGCCATTGTTCTACAGGTAAATTCTTCTTAATCAATCTAATTGCCTCATGAATATCATCCTTTACAGCCTGTATGCTATCACCCGCGCCATAGATACCGTCACAATTGTCCGAATATCCGTCGTAAAAATCCTTGCTTTTCTCAATCACTACAATAATTTTTTCCATAATCCTACCCTTTCTTTTTTAGAAAGTACGGGAATCAAAGCCCATACTTCTTGATTCATTTATTAGCCAACCCCTTACCCATTTCTTTAGCCCCATGATAAGGAACAGGCTCCGTTAATTCACCTTTTTCATTCTTATAAAAGTAATGGCTTCCTTCTGCATGGTCGAACTTCCATCCTTTCTTAATGAACATCCGGTGTAATTCTGTACTTTTCAT